CCAGTCGAGAGCCTGAGTACCTGTTAGGGCTACTCCACGCCATCTTGAGCGGCCATCAAGCCATGCTGTGGCCTGACGTGCTGCAATCTCTTTTGCTGCCGTTGCAGCAGCATCCCACGCGGTTACGTCGGATTTATACGCGGCAATATAGGTATCAGCGTTAGCGACGGAGATATACGACTCTGCGGTGCTTAGTCCAGTTCCGTCTTCTACTATCAAGCTCATTTATTCACCCTCAAGCCTGCCAAACCATGTTGCGCTTATGGTCGCCGCTTTATCGCTTGTGTGAGTAATTGCCACGACAGTTCCAGCAGGTAGCGGCGGTATCACTGAAAACTGCGCGTTTATAGCGTTGTCCTGAACACCGATAGCGGCGAACGGAAAAAGAATCAACGGGTAAATAAATTGGTGCGCTCCTATAGTCGATGCAGTGAGATACATCTGTGTTCTTGCGACTGCTGTTCCACTGATAGAGCTGCCGACAGCGCCAGTTATAAATAACCTTTTGCCTCTCGGCACCATCCTCGCAGATGATGAGCATCTAACAGCGCCTGTCTGGATATATGAATATGTCACCCCGCCGTGTGTCGCTGATATATTTCCGGCTGCTTTCAGGCCACTTCCCACATCGTCAATGTGCATGCACTGGATGAAAGATATATCAGTTGCTGTGGTTGTTACAGGCGTCACGCCATTCAGGGTTACTATCTCAATTTGTGGTTCAAACCTTCCGTCAAGGTAATGAACCTCAACAGAGCGCACACCAGTTCCGGCAGCGGCATCATCTGCGCTTGTTGACACAATCGACATCTGCACCCCGCCTTTAGCAGGGATGGAAAACGCGCCATTAGGCCAAACGACAAAGTTTGTTTCAGCTCCAGCGGTGGTACGTTCGCCAAATCCGCTGAACGGCTCTGCTCCTTGGATTAACCCACGTGCAACAGCTTCGTCGAGCGTGTATCTATCCATCACTCTTGATTGCCTTTGCGAGGACGGCCAGGAGAGCGCTTGTCTTCTGCTTTCGGTTCATCCAGAAGCTCATGGATATCAGGGTTAAAATCTCCCTCTTCGATAATGACGCAATCGCCCTGTGATGGATGTGCCGGTTTGATCTTAATGGTAGCCATGTTCGCCTCCTGTTGAATAATGCGATTAATGCTAGGCACTCCAGAGAATGCCTAGCGGTAACGCACTAGCCCAGAAGGATGCCTACATGCTCAGGCTTCCAGACTTTGATGCCCCATACTGCTGAGATATCAAACATGGCTTTTCCGTAGCCCTTATAGGCCCGGATATCGAAGACCAGCCCAGAGCGCGGATCTTGCACCATCATGTTATCCACTGCGGCATCGCCACCATCAGGCATGGCCGGTGCGCGGATTGCCAGCTCTACAGCGCCACGGTGCAGCACGATATTGCGGGCAGATGAGGCGACAACGGTGATTGCGATTGCTGATGCTGCAAGCGCCTTGCGTAGGCCGGGCTCCTGCAACACAACGGTGCCACCGTTTGATACATCGGCATCACCAGTCACAACAACATACTTGTTGGTATCACCTGCGAAGGTAATCACATCGCCAGCCAGGATGGTACCAGTGCCAGCAGAGGCCAGGGTGATGGTGGTTGAGCCGATGGCGTAGCCGGTTGTATCGGTAGTTGCTGATGCTCCGGTGCCAGCGGTGAAGGTCACGACCTGGGCAGATTCACGAAGGGCGAGGCCGGAGGTTTCCTGAATGATGCCTTGGCGGCGAATGGTGGTGTCGCCTGATACATCATACCGGGATTGCAGGCCGAGGAACTTGGCACCGGCTGCGGTGTTCATCACCAATGAGTTTTCCATCTGCGGTGCACCGTTATCCTTGAGGATACGCAGTGCTTCGGATGCGTCGGTGAAATCGCCGGAGGTGCTGAACGGGGTAGTTCCTGCGGTGCCGTAAGCGCGGGATGCGCCGAGGTTACAAGCCGAGGCAATGGCGGCCTCAATCTGATTGGCATGTGCACGAAACGCCTGTTCAATCTGTTGGCCGTAGATGGTTTCATACCCTGCGCCGTTGCGAACGTGGCGGATGTCTTCACCAGTCCACGGAATCTGAACGGACTTGTCATTGCTCAGGGTCATGGTCTTGTTTGCTACGGTCTGATCGGTGCCTTCCGGGATGGTCATAGCGGCAGTGCGGTCAGCAGTGGATACAGACGGGGTGAATGCTGCTCGCACAGTATCGCCCTTGGCCGCTCGCTCAGAGCCGCCATTGATGTTTACAGAAGGGATGAAACCCACAAGCTCGCGGGATACATTATCAACTGCGGTATAGATATCCGCAGCTAGGTTAGTTAGAACGTTTGCCATTTTCAATTACTCCGATTTGGTGCCACCTCACGGAATAAATGAACGCGGGCAGCATGTCGATAAAATGCCATTACGGCAGTTTTACCAGCAGGCCACCCGCTGGGGTTGGAGAAGATTCTCCGATTGTTTAGCGGTTAGTCAGAAACCTTCCCGCCATCTTTAACAAACTTCACGCGCTCAACTTGCGACAATTGGTCGAAAACCTCGCGCTTCATTGTCTTACCTGCCGGGCTACCCTTTGAGTGGCTAGATCCGCCACCAGAAAGGCCAGATGATTTGAACAACCCTGCATATTCAACATCTGACTTGAGAAGCTCAACATATCCGTCAATGCTCATTGGCTTGCCGTCATCCCCGATAACAGGCGAGCCATCGTCTGCCATAACTTGTAGCACAATCTCCCCGCCTTTGTCAACTGCCTGCACGGATGCAGCAAGGACGCGGGTTAGAGCTGCAACGCCTTCATGTTTGCGCACAGCCTCATTGATGGCTGCTGATTTACGGTCACTCTTCACCATGTTCATCAGGCTATTGATGGTTTCATCCTTGCCGCCTAGCTTCTCCTGCCACTGCTTTTCCATCTTTTCGCGCAGCTTCTCGAACTCTCCCCCATCTTTCAGGTGCTTGTTCTCCAGCTCGTCGGCGCGCTCCCTCAACTTGCGGTATTCCTCCGGGTCTACCCCATCGAATGCCGCCATCTTGGCTGCGAGGCTCTTTTTCTCTTGCAGAAGAGTCGCCTGATTCTGCTTTAGTCCGGAGACAGTCTCGCCGAATTTCGCCGCGAGTTTCCCTGCTAGTTCTTCGTCCTCGATTCCAAGCGCCTTGATTTCTTCAATATCCATTGCTATTGACCCCCTAGATCAACGTTAAACTACCATTAGTAACGCAAACAACACATGCCCGCGCTTTCACGCCCCGCGTGATTTTCTTGCCATCCCGCCTGAGCGAGTGGTGAACATCCATAAACGTCCTGCCGCCGCACCTTGGGCAGCAGGCTATAGGCTTTGGCTCTGCCCCGCCTTTAATCAGAGTCAGCATCTTGCCACGGATTCCCAGACAGTCGCCCGCATTGCTCGCACTCAATATCGCCGCTTTCGAGAATGTACCATTTCTGCCCTCCGCACTGATGGCACTCCCATACAGCCTCATGGCGGCGAGGTTTGAATTCTGCGCGGATGATGTTGTCTTCACTCACTGCCCAATACCTCATCAAACAGTTTCGACTCACGTTTAGCCAACTGCTCAAGCGTTAGCTCATTGCCTGCGCGGTCTACGAACCTATCAAGAGGGAGGCCGCCATCTAGGTACAATTTGGCCTTTTGTTTCCCTAGAACATCCTCAACGAATGACTTAGGCTGCGTCTTTAGCCATTCATTATAGCTTTTTGCTGTGGTGGTGCCTATGATTTGATCTCGCTGGTCTTTCGGTATGTCCTTAACCCTGCGTTTGTCTGCTACGAAAGGCCGAGTATCTAGCGGCATATCGTCTGGCATATCGTCAAAGCCTAGCTCTTTCCATGACTTTGTGACTGGGATGCGCTGAGACCTCTCGCCGATATGAGCTGGTATTTTAGGGCCTTTGCCAATAGGGTAACGATTTCCATCCCTGCCCCTACAAATCGCCGTTGTTCTTCCGTCAAGGGTTGCGCTCCATATCTCCTCCGCAAACAGCTCGAC